TAACACGTAGGACTTGGGCACCAGATGCGTCGGTAGGGTCGGCGGCCCGGACCACAGGATCGGCCCCGTCATGATCCCGCCCGTCAGATGCAGCGCAGTCTGGTCGAGGGCATCAAGGCTGGCATCCGAGGCCTTGGTGGCGATCAGCCCTTCCAGCCGCGTGATCTCGGATTTGGGCGCGAGGTCCGCGACCAAGGCGTCAAAGTCAGCCTGCGACACATAGCCTGCCGCAGTCTGGTCCACGTATTCTTTCGTGGACAGGTGGTTCTGGTTCACGGGCAGAAGGGTCGGCACCGTGATCAGGCCAGTCGTGTCATCGATCAGAGTCGGGGTTTCCGAAAGCTGGATACCCGACAGCGCGACGAGGTTAATATCCGTCATGCCGATACCCTCACATAAAGGGTGGTGTTATCCGTCATGTCATTGGTGCCGTCATACGATGAGGATAGTCCCATGCACTGCCAGTTTCCGGGTGGGTGCGTCTCGCTGAACTGGCCGGGGTGATCTACGCGCCCGCCTGCCGTGGCATAGGACAGGGTGCTGCCTGCCACCACGGTGCCCGGCTTGACCAGACCACCATCCATGCGGCGGAACAGGCCATAGCTGCCGAGCGAACCCACATCGGGGAACCGCGCTGCGAAACGCGCGTCTCCCTCACCGCGCGTGACGACTGCGGAAGCCGACTTGTCCACGCCGCCATCCGCCTGCATCAGAAACTCGACTTGCCCGTTAAAGCAGAAGTTCAGGCCGTTGGAATTATCGACAAGCCCGGAGCCGCCAAGCTGTAGTCGCGGAACCGCTGCCGTGCCGCCTGTCGTCAGGATCAGGTTGCCGCTGGTGAACTCCACCGTCCCGGTCATGGTCCCGCCAGCCAATTGCAGATAGCGGGCGTTGGCCGCGCTCTGTGTGTAGAAGCGGGTATCGAGGTTGATGGCCGTGCGGGTCAGCACATGGCCATAGGTGTCGAAGGTCAGCGACTGGATGACGGTGCCGCCAGAGTTGGTCAGGTTGGTGACCGCCGAGGTATCGGCATGCGCCACGGTGAGGGTCGGGGCTGCGCCGCTGACCGCAATGCCACCGCCCGCGTTAACATCCTGCACCGAGACGGCCAGCACCGCGTTCTTGGCGTCGTTGATCTTGTTATCAATCTGGGTGCTGGTATAGGTCCCGGCAGGGGTGATCACGCCCGTAGCCGAGACCGTCAGCAGGACGGTATCCGCCGATCCCCGGAACAGCATCAGATCGAAAGTGCCGCTGGCATTCGCCCGCGTCCAGACCATGCCCGCCGTGATGTTCGGGGGGCGAGCGGTGCCGCTATTGCCCGACATGACTGCCGCCGTCAGGCGGTTGAGCAATGCGGCCAATTCACTTCCGGTCGTGGCTGCCGGATCAATCGGCCAATCGCCCGAAATGATCTGTGCCATTAAAGTCCACTGCTCCTTTGCTTGCCATAGCCCAATGCGGCGAGGTCGATCTGACCAGATACGGCGGTGCCTGCTGCATTATACAGCGTGATGGTGACCGCCGTCCGGGTCAGGTTGGTGGCCTTGTAGGAAATCGCGGTGGTAGACCCCTCGATGGTCACCGCGATGACGGGCGGGGCACCAAAGGCGGGGTCGAAATTGACGGTCAGGCCCGAGGGCGGCACCGACAGGTTAGAGACCCGCCACGTCCGATCCGTCATGTCGATCTCGAACGCGCCCTGCGTCACGATGATGATGATCCCGTCCCGCTCAGCCTCGCCTACGATGCGGAACTGGAATGCCCTACCCGTGGCATCCCCCACGCGGATCGCCCGCCACGGCCCCCATTCAGAGGTTCCCAGCGACATGCTCGGCACGTCGGCCAGAGACGGCACCCAATTGGCGATCACGTCCAACTGGTCGATGGCCCGGTATTCCAGCCAGCAGTCCCAATTTTCCTCGAACTCCACCGCTGCCGACGAGACCGCTTCCTCGGCATAAGGGAACACCAGCGTGCGGGCGCGGCGGGCGAGGGTCAGCACGTCGTAGATTTCTTCGGCGCTGATGGTGTGAAGCTGGTGCGAGGGATCGGTGCCTCGGAACGCGGTCAGCGAGGACGCTGAGTCGAACACCCCCGCGTTCACGGCATAGGCCTCGATGAAAGACTGGATGCGGACCTCGTAGACATCGCCCAAGTCAATCGTGTTCGACATCGTGTAGATGGCCTGCTGCCTGCTCTCGGGGTCAGGCCCCCAGATGCGGCCCGAGACCAGCGAGGACGAGTCGATGCTGACATCCACGAGGATGTTAACGCTGCCGCCCGCAGCCAAGGTCAGGGTATTGCTCCACCCAACCGGGACGGCGGTCTGCTGGTCGGTATTGTCCAGCATCCTGACCAGAGCGTAGCTGTAGGCGTCAGCCAAGCCGCGCGTGAAGTTGATCAGGCTGCCTGCCCAAGTCGGCGCGGGTTCGTAATCCTCCACCACGTTGATGTCAGGTAGGGTCTCGATGGTGGTCCGGGTGCTGACCGGGCGCGACTGCCGCCCGACGATATTCTCGGCCACGATGAAATAGGTCCCGGTGCGCGCGCCCTTGGAATGCGACAGGTGGCCCTTGTTCACGCGAGTGACGAACTGCGCCTTTTCCCAAGTCGCGGTAGCGTCAGTCTTGGGCGAATACCGGATCACGTAATCGATCACGTCAAGCGAGGGCGAGGCCTGCCACGTCAGGGTGATCTCCTGCGAGCGGATGTCAGCAAAGAACTTGGTCGGCGGCTCGGGGATATTCGCATAGGCAGGCAGGCGCACGTCGCGGCGGATCGAGGTGCCGCGCTTGCCCATGGCGTTGTAGGGGGTCAGCCGCAGCCGCACAGACCCATCGAAATAGGTCCGGTCGTCATACCGGATGTAATGGTTATACAGCGTCTCGCCGTCCGGGACGGTGGCGATGCTGACCCAAGGTTCGTTACCGCGCGAGGTCTCGTAATTAACCCCGCCATAGGTCGCCTGACCCCCGGTGACCTTCCAGTCCACCCGCAGGCGCAGCCACGGGATCGAGTCGATATAGACCCATTCCCAAGTCACCGAGACCCAATCCACGGCTACGCTGACCTTATCCAGAATGTCCTGACCAAAGCCGGGGTCCCAGACGGGCATCGCGCCGCTGTCGGCGGTGTAGACATCCTCGTCATATTTGATCAGCGTCAGGCGGGCGGTCAGGTCCTCGCCCGGCTCGATGGCCTGCACAAGGTAGGGCTCGGCCACCGCCGAGCTACCTGTATCCAGCACAATCAGGGTATCCACATTGATTGTGTCAACGCTGTTCAGCCGGATGATATTGTCGTCAATCTGGCCGAGGATTGTCCCGCTGCTGATGGTGCCGTGGGCTGCCCGCGCGGTCCAATATCCGGTGGGCATATCGATAGGTGAATCGAGGGTGATCAGCTTGTTCGTGTGGTCAACAAAGGTGACGCGAAAAGCCTGCCCACCAAACAGCGGCACGTCATGCTGCACGAGGACCTTATCCCCGCGCTGCACCACGAGGTTTTCCACGTCCATGTTGACGGTGAACTGCTCGGTCCTGACGATGGCCTGAGCCAGCATGTAGCGGCCATAGCGCCATGCCTGTGCCATCGAGGTGATGCCCATCGTCGGCATGTCCTCGGCATTCTTGCCGCTGCGGTAGACCATGACCTCGGCAGGGGTCCAGTTCGAGTCCTCGTTCGTGAAGGCCACCCGCAGCCCGTCCGGCACCTTGATGAAGGGGCGAGAGGCCGAGAAGCCCCAAGAGTTGATCGGGGTGATCAACTGGCGCGGGGTGTTGTTTTCCTCATCGATCATCACTCCCCATTTGCCAGCGGAGGTCATGATCAAGCCCGCGCGGCAGACGGTCAGCACCGCGCCGATGGCGTCCCGCATGGTGACATCATCTTGGAAAATCCCGTTGAACGAGTATTTCCGGGTGCGGGTCGTGACCCCGTTTACCGTGGTGGTGACCCATTGATTGCACAGGTTGCGCAGGCGATACCACGAGGGGAAATCGATCTGGGCCGCCGTCAGCGGGTCTTTCGATCCGGTGCCCGTCAGCAGATTGAGGCAGATGAGCGCGGGGTTACTGGTGGTGATGGCTTCATCGATCCAGCCCGAGGCGTTGAAGTCCCGCAGCACCGATTCACAGATGGCGTTGAAATCCTGAATGACCCCGCTGGTCTTGTCGGTCGCGGTGTATCGGATTTCCACCATCGTGTGTGGCTTGCGCAGGTTCAGGACCGCCCCGCGCTTCCAGCTTTTGATCATGTTGACCCGGCTTTCGTCCCGGATCGAGTTATACTGCGAGGTGTCGGAGACGGGCGTCGTCCGGGTGATCTCGATCTGGTAGGTATCGGGCACGTCGAACTTGATCTTGGCCGAGACCACGAAAGGCTCAGAGGTCGAGTTATTGATCAGGACGGTATTGCCCGTGGCCGGGTAGCCGACCAGCATCTCGTAGCCGACGCGGCTATCCCCGTCCCGTTCCGTCACCGAGTCCCGCGAGACCCCACGCTGGAACGTGCGGCCTTCCACCGTGATCGCCTGTAGCTGATCAAAGTTGTCATGCTCGCGGTTGTAGATGTTCCGCCCCTTATACCAGAGCGAGACGCGGTGGTTTTCCTCAAGGTCCTGCTTGGTCACCCAAGCCGTGTAGACATCATTCTCCTGATAGAGGTCAGTGACCTGATACTCGGCGACATAGGTCAGCGCCTCTTGGTTCTTGTTCGCGCCGCTGTATTGGGTCGCAGGCAAGATTTGCCAAGCGCCGCCACTGGTCGGGCGGTAGCGGATGCGGAACCCTGCCGAGTTGATACGGCGGTCGCCGTTCCGGGTCAGCCGCACCAGACCCACCGGGAACAGGATGTCCACCGTCGCGCCGATGCATTCGGTATTGGTGGTCAGCATGATCGGTTCGTTCTGGACCATCGCATAGTCCAGCGTGGTGTAAGCCACGGCGCGGGTGATGAAATCGAGGTCCGGGTTCTGCTTGTTCCGGTAGATGCGGATTTCCGGGTCCAGAACCTCAAGGTCGAGACTGCCCGAGTTCAGATCGGTGATGGCGATATTGCCCAGCCCGAAATCATACAGGACCGAGACGCGGCTGGACTTGCCCGTGTTGATGATTTGCGGGGTTGCGGCCAGCGGCGGCACGAAGCGCACGCGGCCATAGATGCGGGGCACGCGCTGGTAAAGCCGGACCTCGTTCGACTGGCCGGTATAGGAATAGGTGACCGGCTCTTTGGCAGGCGACGAGGTGCTGCCGCCTGCGGTGCTGATCGAGGCAGGCGGGATCAGCGCCCGGATCATCAGCGAGCCGACGAGGCTGATGCCTGCGGTCAGGCCAGCATGCATCAGGCCGCCGACAGCAGCCTTGCCGAGGATCGCAGTGGCGGCGAAAGGGGCGGCGATAGTGATGGCCAGCATCGCCACGCTGGCCAGAAGCTGCTTGCCGTTGCCGCTGTTCCCGCCCGAGGGCAGGACCAAGAACTCGGCCTTGTCGCCGTCGATGATGAACACCGAGGCCCAATCGTAGATGATGGTCCCGTTCAGCTTGACGTAGACATAGGGGTAAAGCTCATCCGGCAGGCCGGACGCCTGCACCATGGCCAGCACCGTGGTGCCCGGTTCCACGGTGATCGGGATGACGCGGGGGAAAGGCAAGGTCAGGTTGCCGTCAGCCTCATCAAGCACCTTGCCACCTCCATTGTCCTGTCAGCCTGTCCCGCCAATCCATGGACCGGATCGACTCCAAGGTCGAGCCTCGCCCGCGCAGGCAGTGCAGGAAATGGTCATCGCCGATGTAGACGCCGATGTGGCAGGTGAAGCGCCCGATGCGGAAGGTCATCAGGTCACCGGGAAATGCTGTCGGCACCTCGATCCAGCGGGGGTCTTGGGTATGTTCCCAGACCGACATCGCCGCGTCGGGGCGGTCGTCCGCATCGCTGTAAGACGTGTAATCCGGCAGTTCGATATTGAACAGGGTCCGGTTTACCAGCATTGAATAACCCCAGCAGTCGTATCCCGGCCCACGCCCCAGCGAGGCGTAGGGCAGACCGATCAGGCTGGCAATGCGGCGATCCCGATTCATTCATACACCAGATCAGGAAATTGATCCCCTGCATAGATGTCCTCGATGGCAGGCGAGTTCATGATGTCGAAAGGCTCCAAGGTCGCCGTGACCGTCATGGCATCATAGGTGACCTCCACCATACGCAGGAATTCCACGGTCTTTTCCACTGTGTCCGGCGAACTGGACAGCACCAATTCGATCTTGACGGTCGGCGGCTCCAAGGCCTGCCGCACATAGCGGGTGATCTCGCGGGACACGTTGTCGATGGTGATGGATGCGCGGCGAGGCTCGCCCTCGATGTCGGAGGGCAGGTTGATGGTGAAGGGGTAGGCGGTGAAGGTCTCCCCGCGCGAGACGACATCCTCGTTGTTGTTGACCACCCGGAATACATCCGTCACCGAGGTAGGAGAGGTGAAGGTCAGCAGGATGAAAAACGCCTCGGTGGTCGTCGGGCGGTTGATTGCCGGGGTCAGTGCCATCTCACAACTCCTGCCAGCCGGGCAGCCGCTCAATCTGCGCGGTCACCGTGACAAAGCGGCCTTCCACGTCGGTCCAATCCATGGTCGGCGGTTCGACAAAGCGCCAGATCGACTCCACCCCATTCGGCTCCACGATATTGGTGGGCATGATCCCGCCTTGGCAGATGACCCGATACCATTCCCAAAAGATGTCCACCTCGGAGCGCAGGATCGGCCCGGACACGTCGGCCATGCGATGCACGCCCGTGGTGCGGCGGCGCACCTTGGGCGGCCCGACATCCATGGAGGTGCGGATGAATTGCGGCTGATCCTTTTCGGACCAGCTTGCCCAGCAGCCGCTCAACTGGCCGGGACGAACGACATAGTTCACCATCAGGTCATCCTCCGGCGCAGCCCGTAGGATGCGCGCATTTGAGTATCGAGCGAGCCAGTGGTGAGCAACTGGCGCACGGTATCGCGGATCACCAAATCCACCCGCGTGTTTCCATTGCCATCCTCGGAGACCTCTGGGGTGACCTTGGCCCCGGAATAGTTATGGACGTTCACGCTGGTGCGCCCAGAGCCGCCCAGACCCCCGCCACCAGCCGCTGGGGCAATGGCAGGCTGGGGTAGCACAATAGCCCGCGTCAGGCCTCCTGTAGGCGCAGGCGTGGCCATCAGGGACATGGCAGAGGCTGAGGCCCCCTGCACCCCGCCACCCGTGCTGACACTCTGCTGCCCTCCTGCGGCCATGAAGCCAAAGCCGGGCGTCGAGGCGAGGATTTGCAGGAACTTTTGTAGCTGCTGCGAGAACAGGAACTTGGTGATCGAGTTGATCATATCGAGGATGAAATCGTTGAAGGCCTCGGATGCGGTTTTCGATCCGTCCACGATGTCCGAGAACAGGCTCTCGAACGAGGACTCGAAAATCTGCCCAAGCTCGGAAAGCTCTGTTGCCGACTCTGCGGCCTGTTCCGCCAGTTCCTTCATCCCACGCTTGGCCAGTTCCAATTGCTGCGGGGTCAACTGATCCCCGAACTTCGCCATGCTCTGTTGCAGTTCCTCAAGCTCGCGATTGGCCTTCTCGGAGTCGGTCTCGAACTCGTTCAGGGATTTGGCGAAAGTCTCGAAATCCTTGGCAGCTTTCTTGGCTGCCTTGCCTGCCTCATCCGTGGCCTTCTTGGCTTTCTTGGCCCCGCCACCTGCGGACTTAGCAGCTTCCTTCTCCTGCTTGGCGATGGTGTCATTGACCTTGAGCAGTTCTTCTGATGCGGCAAGGTTCTCGCGGCGGGCTTGGGCATAATCCGAGAAGGCTTTCAGGGCAGCCGCGCGCTTGGTCGGATCACCCCCCGCCTCATCTAGGGCGGTGCGCAGTTGCCCCGTCATATCCGTGGTGTCCCCGACGGCATCTGCCACGCCTTTCGAGAAGCCCTGAATGCGGGCCATGGTCATGGCGATGGTGCGCAGGGTATTGGCGTTCAGCGAGTCGATGCTGTTCTGGATGCCCAAGACCGCCCCGCTCATCGCGTTGGCGGCATCGGTGGCATTGAGCAGCGCGGCGCGGACGGCCTCGATCTGCTCGGGCGACAGGTTCAGCAGCCCCTGTTCCACGAGGTCGAGGACGCTCTGCAATTCCTCGGCGCGGGCGGCGGCCTGTTCCTGTGCAGAACCCGCCTCGTTCATCACCTCGGTGACTGTTTCCCAAGCCGCCGTGACCTCTGCCGGATCGGCAAAGGCCTTCTGCTGTTCCTCCCGCAGCTTGACCAGTTCCAGCACTGTCTGCTGGACCAGCGCGATCAAGCCTTCATAGGCGTCCGGGGCAAACCTGCCGGGGTCCTCGCGAACTGCATGCAACATAGTCTGCAATTCGTCCAGCTTCGCCTCGGTTTTCTCAATCTCAGTCCGGGACAGTTCCAACCCTGCGGCAGCCGTAGCGTTGATCTTGGCGATCTCGGCATTAGCGATGCGGATGGCTTGCAGCCCTGCCTGCACTGAGGCCTCAAGCTTCGACTGAATTTCTGTGGCGACTTCCTCTGATGCCGAGCCGATAGCCTTCATCGCCTCGCGATACGCCGCCATCAGCGCTTCGATGTCTAGATCATCGATGGCAGTATTGATGTCATCGATAGAGTGGCCAAGGGTCGAGAACTCCGAGGCCGACAGGCCCGTGGTTTCCTTGATCTCATCCGCCATTACCTCGGTGGCCCCGCGAACTCGTTCAAGTTGGAGCAGCAGGTCGCCAGACCAGTCAGAAGCATCCTTGTTGATGATGTCAAACTGCAAGCTGGCCATCTGGCCAGTCAGGGATTTCCAGCTATCCAGCGTGTCCTGCCCAGATAGCTTGAGCTTGTCCAAGGATGCTTGCGCGCGGGTCAGGGCAAGCTCGGCTTGAGCCGTATCGATCTCAAGCTGGATTTGCGACAGGCCCTGCGCCATTTCAGCGAAGGCCCCGAACTCACCCCGGAACTTGGACAAGGGCTGGGCTGCGGCCTCAGTCGAGGCGTAGAGGGCATCGGTCGCGGTAACCAGATCAGTCAGGGCGTCGGCTGCGGCTTTGGCTGGGTTTCGCGTGTCGATCAGCAGAGGCAAGAGGCCGCCCAGCGCGGCGGCTGCGGTGCCGAGTGCCACCCCCCACAGGCCGAAGCCCGACAGTAGCTGGGGAAGCTGCTGACCGGCTGCACGCATGATCCCGGTGCCTGCCGAGACCTGCACCAGAAAATCCTGCACCTGATAGCCGGTGTTCTGCCATTGCAGCGCGGCCTGTTTCTGGGCCTTGGTCAGGTTGTCCGTCGCGCTCGCCGCGCCCTTGGTCTGCTGCTGGACCTTTTGCATGGCCCGGTTCGACTGATCCAGTTCCTTGGTCAGCGCCCTGATCTCAGCCGTGCCCGTGGTCTGGACGAGGATTGTGTAGATTTCGGTTGTGCTTTGCGCCATGGCTTAGACCCTCGATCCCCCGAGCAAGCGGTTCTTGGCAGGAATCTTTCTGTAGACTGGCTTGCCGCCTTTGGTGCGCCGCTTGATATGCACCCCCAGCGGGCGCAGCGTGGTGTTAGATTTGCCCGAGGTCGGAATGAACAGCGTCACCATCGGCAGCGCATAGACCACCGGGCTGGCTTTACCGGGACGGCTTGGGCCGCCGGTTCCCTTGCCATATCGAAGGCCGACGGCATCCGAATTGATGAAGCCATAATCGATCCCGAGGCCCGGCGCGTAGCCCAGAAATATCGCGCGGGTGGCGTCATACATCGCCCCGTAATACAATTCCACCGTCGAGGCTTGCGGGGCGATGTTGATGATTTGCACCGTGGTGCCGACATCTGCGCCCTCGGTCCTTGCCTGCAATCCGTCGATCCCAACTTTGGCTCCGTTCACCCAGAACGACAGGCTGGATGCGAAGCGGTAGGGGTGGTTCTTGGTCGCCCCAGACTTGGCTGCCGTGCTGCTGAACATGACCAGCCAGTCGCGGATCGCGGCCCAGAGGCCCGCGCCCGTGGCCGAGGTGAAATAGATGCGACCGGGAAAGGGGAGGTAGTTCTCAGCCCATTCCGGGGTCAGGGTGCCCAAGGCCCGCCGCGTGGTGCCCGGAGGCACCCTGCGATTGGAGGTATCCCCAACGCGGTTGGCCGCGCCGGGGCCGACAAATGTGTCGAAGTCGGTCTTGGTGAACCGGCCCATCTGCTGATTGACCTGTAGGACAGTCAGCGCGCGGTAGAGGTGGTAGAGCCGGATGTCTTTCGGGATATTGACGCCGATCACCGAATGGTTCGGGTTTCGGACAACCTCGCTACCCTGCTTGCGGATGAAGTTTTCGAGCCGCGCTTGCTGGGCTTGGGCCTTTGCTGCGGTGTCTGACATAGCCCTCCCCTCACTTGCGGGTCATCTCTGCCACCATCACGGCAGGGTCCATGTCCAGCAGGTTACCGGGCACGGTATTATTCTTGGGAGTCAGATACTCGATCCAATCCAGCAACTCGCTCGCACCAAGCCGTTCTTCGAGTTCTGCGACCGTCAGCCCCCCTAGCCGCTCAGCGATGATGAACAGCCAGCGGCGGTAGGGGGTCAGGCGTTTCCCGACTCATCCCCTGCCACGGCAGTCATGCCATTCACCCGCATGGCAATCGGCAGCAGGCGCAGATAGGCCGAACCGCCGATCTCGTCCAGCGAGAGTGTGGCCCCATCGAGGGTCACCGCGCGCTGGAACACTGCCTCGGCGTAAGACGGTTTTGTCACCCCAGCCTCGGCCTCTTGGCTTGCCAGTTCCATGAGCGGAATCAGTTCCCGTGCGGAAAGTTCCCGCACGGAATACGTTTCGCCGTTGATCTCGATATTCTCAACCCGCAGTGCCACGAGTCGCCCTCCTGAATCAGAATCGATGCTCAGGACGGCCAGACAGTGTGATCGTCCCGGAATAGCCTAGCGCGCCATCCACAGGAATATCAAGGTCGAGCGACGAAACCGTGCCCGCGAACACAAGATAGCCGTTGTCGCCGGGAAGCACGATTTCAAAGACGCGCTCGTTGCCGTCGTCATACGCCTTGACCAGTTCTTGGTAATCCGGCTGGGTCACGTCCACGTAGCCGGTAAAGTCGAAGGTCCCGGCTTCCGTTGTCGCACTGGCCAAGGTGGCAGTCGGGTCGCAGAAGGTCGCCACCGAGGTGGTGGTGGGGGTGCCTGCGTTACGAGTCAGCGAGGCCAAGCAGAGCAGGACCAGATCGCTGGAGTCGTAAAGCAGCAAGTCAGGCGGGGTGCCTGCGTCATAGGTCTCGCCTGTGGTGTCAGACCCCAGCAACTCGAAGGTAGTCGCCGTAGGGTTGCTGACAACGAAATACTGGTTGTCGAGCGACGGCATGCCTGTCGCACCAGCGGGGATGAATACTACGCTGCCCTCTACCTGTGCGCCCGTCGCGGTGACAACGGCAGGCGCGGCAGACGAGATGGCGGTCGGCGAAACGGTGGTCGAGGTTGCAGCGGCAGTCGTCATATAGACGCGGGTGCCTCGGGTAGAACGCGCGGTCATGGTGCCCTCCTATAGGCTCAACCGATAGTTGATGAACGCGCTGACCCGATAGAACTTGTCTGCGGAGCCGCCAGAGGCTTCTGCCGCAGGTTCAAACGTGGCAAGCGCTAGGCGCTGCGTGGGGTCATCCATATTGAAGAATTCCCGCACGATGTTTTCGAGTGCATAGATGGCATCCTCATCGCCGACGCCGGGTTTCGACAGCACGATAACCCGGAAAGCTCCAAGCTCGATGAACCCCGGCGCACAATAGGTTTCCCCAATGTAAGCCTCGGCGACGAACTCGATGGTCCACCACGTCGTATCCGACGGGTTTTGCTCAAGGTTGATCGTGTCGTAAAACTGAACCCCGAGAGGTCCCGACATCATCTGCGCCCAAGCTCGGACGCGCTGTCTGACATACAATGCGCTCATGCCCGCAGAATAATGCAGGCGGCGGTTGTGTGCATTCAGTTAGGTCTTTTGGCTGTGCTTTGGGGGTGTGGTGACGGTGGAACTGACCAGTTCGGGGGGTCGGGCCAGCATGCCTCGGCGCGCGGCCTCTAGCCGGATCAGCAGGGCGAGGGTGCTGCTATCGGACCTGAATTCCTGCTGGGCAATCCGCCGCAGCAGGTGCCGCGTCTCGGTATCCAGATAGGCCGTGACGCGGGTGCAGTCGGCCATCTCACTTGCCCGTCACATAGACCCGCCAGCCGATCACGTCGGCGTTCAGGATCGCCGCATGCGAGGCCTGCACCACGTAGGTCATGCCGTTGATCAGAAAGGTGTCGAACTTGGCCGGGGCGGTCGGGAACTCACTCTGCCGACAGGTCAGGGCGACGACGCCCGGACCATAGGCGTTTACCAGTTCTGGGTTGTCGCGGCCCATGTTGCGAAAGCCGATCACGCCCGAATGCGTGACGGTGCCGTCGGTCGAGGTGTAGACCGCGTTCACCCCCAGCAAGTCGATGGCGAACTCATAGGCCCCGCGAACAGAGCCGTGCAGGCGGGAACCCATGGGCATCAGGCATACTCCCTGCGATACGGGTTGAGCAACGCTTGCGCTGTCAGAGGGATGTTCGGATTGTAATCCCCGCCCGCGCTGCCGTCAGCAGCCGAGATAGCTGCCGAGGTCGCGAACCGGACGGTGCCGACATCCGGGACGGTGATCGATTCCACGGCCCCGAGACTGGACCCGCCGCCATCGCCCCCAGACATGGATGGCAGAATCTGGTCAAAGACCAGCCACAGAGCCAGTTCCAGATCGGGCGGGAATTCCTCATAGCCGCCCTCGTAGGAAACCAGCACCTCGTTCTTGCTCAGGCCCCCCGGAAAGTAGAGCAGCCCGGTATCCGCCTCGGCGATGAAGCGGCCCGGAAAAGAGTTGCCAAAGTCAGGCAGGCCAAGCGGCAGGTCCATCTGATCATTGCGGTAGGTCACCGAGGTGACCTTGGTCAGCGGGTAGCGGCGCAAGGTCAGGGTATTCGGGACAAAGGCCATAGCGACGGCCTCAAGGTCCTCTGCAAAAGCCAGCTTTCGATTCAGCCACATCTCCACCAGCGCAAGGCTCGCGGCCATGGTGCCTGTCAGCAGCGCGTCGTTCTGCGGGCTTTGGGGGAGCCCTGTCCGCGCGTAGGCCGTCTCTAAATCCCAAGCCATGATGACCCCCTCAATACGTGCTGAGCAGTGGATCGAAATCCAAGACCGGGGTATTCGATCCCGTCGTGGTCAAATAGAACACGAGGTCATCATACTCACGGCGCGCGGCGACAGTCACCACGGAACTATCAGGCTGCGTCATGTTCCGCGAACCGTAGGTGGAGACAAACCTGTCGATTGCCACGCGCACCGGGTCGCCTTCCGTCACCGATCCAGCATAAACAGCCGCGAACACCCCACCTACGCTGATGTCTCGTGTTGCGATCCCGCGCCCAGAATTATTGAAACCGTCAAAGCTAACCACGTCGCCGTGCCGGAATCGAAACCGCGCGAACGAGGCCCCCTTGCCGCCCTCCACGAGGACGGGCTGAGCCAGTGCCGGAGGGACCGCATCGGTCCACGGCTCCAAGTTCACACCTGTGAACTTGGCGTCAATCAATGACGTTGAAATCAGTCCGGGCTGCCGGGATAGCAACCGTTTGGCCAGCGTGACATTGGCTGAGGACGAGGCGCTAGGCACAATCGCATATGTCGGGGTTGTATTGACCGCGCGGAGCGAGAACGCAGCCCTGACCTTGGCAGCCACCTGAACGTCGGTGTCGCCAATCGCGATGTCAAAATAGGTGCGCTCATTGCCTGTCGGGGCAGTCGTGTAGTAAGGCAGCAGCAGCGCGCCTTGCGGCGAATTGGCAGCCATAGTTACCCGCTGGGCCTTGGTGGCGGGGCCGCCCTTCACCGTGAAATACATCTGCCCCCCGCTCGAAATAGTCCCCATGGCAAAGGTGAATTCGTAAGGCGCGGCAAAAGGCGTGTGCGCGCGCAGGTAATCGTCTGACCGCGCGAACTCGCCGACAGGCGGGGTGTAACCCTTCTTCTGCATCTGACTGGCCAGCCCGAGATAATCGTAGAGCGTGCCCGTCATACGGTGGAATACCAGCTTGCTGGACCCAGCGGTATTCTTTGGGTGGGGCGGGGCAGGCAGCAGGACGAAAGCAGGGATGCTGTTGTCGTAGCGATAGCCTAGAAAGTCGATCTTGATCGCCATGGCGGGTCCCCTCAATAGGTATTAATGACGGGCGGGTTGTCGAACGTAGCGGCGGCTCCGGTCGCGGTTACTGTCGCAGTCAGGCTCACATAAAAGGGTGACCCCGCCTCCGCAACAGCGTGCAAGGTAAAGGGGCCGGGGGTGCCCTGCACTTGCCCGACCATATTGTTGAGCCAAGCCGCCAATACTGCCGCAACCTCACCTGTGCTAAGGTTCGGGGCCAATTCCAGCGAATGTGGTTTAGCCGTGGTCGATTCCACGCAGGCCTGCCCATTGGCCCAGATGCTATACATATCGACATGCGTGGTTGGATATAGTCGGGGCACGGTCGGCCCGGTAGGAGTCAGGATGGCAGTCTTGCGATCCTTGGAGAGCGCGGTCAGGATTCTTGGGTGAGGGGCAACAGGGATGCCGTCCCAAACCATATTCACCCCAGAGACCTCAAAGGTTGAAAACCGATACTCGATGTCAGCGCCCGTCGCCCACGCCCCGACGGCGCGGGATCGAAAGATGACCTCTGGTTTTCCCGCAGTGCGCTGGGAATCCATGATCCGCCACGCCTGATCAATCGGGATCGGCAGCCCTGCAATGTTCCCATTGTCACAAAGATCGATAGCCGTGAATTTTCCCACGAATGTATCGAGCGTCATGCCGACCTCAGCCCAGAACCCCTCGTATCGCGAGTTATAGGCCACCCCGCGCATTGGCGAGCCATCGATCACAAGACCGGGCAAGTTGACCCAGACACGCTCGGTAGCAGGCCCTCCGCTGAACGTGAACACAAGGTAATCACTGCGCGACTGAGCAGGGTCGAGGGTCATGGTGAAGTCGAAGGGTGGCCCGAACTCGGTGTATTCGCGCAGCCACGCCTTATCTTCACCAAACTCACTCGCAGGAGGGGTATAGCCTGCCGCCGCCATCCGAAGGGTCAGTTCCTCAAGATCGATGATCCGACGGGTGCGACGGTGATAGCAGAACTTCGCCGTGCCATCTTCATTCAGCGGATGAGGACTATAGTCGAGCGAAAGGAACGCGGGCTCCGCGTCATCGTAATACAGCCCGAAGAAGTCCAGCACCATCGTCATGTCATGGTCTCCATAGGCGGCTCATGCCGCCACCACATTCGCCTGATCATAACGGACCCGCAAGAACAGGAAGCCGTCGCCGCCTTTGCCTGTGTAAGTGTCGTTGCCAACCGCGCCCTTGGTGCCGTTGCCAAACACTTCATCCTTGGTTGACACCCCGACATCTGCCACCAACATGCCCGGACCTCCGGCGCAGACCGTGCGCGGGGGTTCGGTCCAATCCAGCAGCCTGCCAAGGCCCCCCGCGCCGGGGATACTGTCCACGCCGTTGCCGCCGACACCGCCCGCGCCACCACCGCCGCCAGAAGCCACAAGTTCCTCAGTGATGCGACTGTTGCCCTGCCCACCGTTGTTGCCCTGACCAGCGGTCCCCAGACCGAAATTGACGTTCGTCCCCGTCGCCCCGAATTGCGCCCTCGCGCCGCCGCCTGATCCGCCATTCGCTCCGAGGTTCCACGTCCCGGAGACGGCCCCGTAGCCGCCGCCGATGGCCGTCACCGCCGTGCTGGTCGTCAAGTTGGTCAGGACACTGTTGCTGCCGCTGTTGCTACCAAGGGTATAGCTGACCCTCGCGCCGCCAGCGCCGATCGTGACCGAGTAGCTCCCTGCCACCAGCGGAACATCTAGGGCTAGATCAAGCCCGCCCGCGCCGCCCCCGGCTGGAATGTATGTATTGGTTGAGGCATGGCCCCCCGTGCCCCCGCCTGCGCCTAAAGCGCGATTGTGCGAAGGGACATCTGCCGATACCGTGAACGAGCCATTAACCTTGTATTCGATCTGGACATAGCGCACCCCGTCCCGCTCGAAATCGGTCAAGATACCGTTGGTCACGGTGATGACAGGCCGGACAATCGGGATGCCTGCCACCCATTCCGTTCCATTCCAGTAAGCGGTGCTGCCATCGCCGAGGATGACATATTGGCCATCCACCCACATGGTATCGGGGACAGGGGTAATGTCCTGTGCATCTTCGAGGTCGGCGGGCGGCAGCCCGTTGAACTGGCCGGGCTTGCCGACAGCCGCCATGGTCGCGTAGGGCATGGCGATCTGGGCCTTTTTCCAGAGCCACGCCTCATCCACCCGCCGTTCGTTTTTGCTGAACGTGTAGCCAACCTCGGCAGCCTGCGCGTCCAGATCGTCTGCATCGAGCAATCTGCCCGTCGCAATGTGGTAGACGAACTTCTTGATCCCGTCCTCATCCAAAGGATTCCCTGTCACAAACTCCGCGAAGGCAGGATGCTTTGTGTCATAGGAATACCCATAGAAATCGCGGGCGAAGGCCATTATGCAGCGCCTCCCTCAACCGTATCGCTGCCCTCAGCCGGAAGCTCCGGCTGCGGAGTGGGTTCGGGTTCGGGTTCGGGTTCGGGCTGCGATTCCAACTCCTCGGCAGGCTCGGTGACCGTCACATCGGTGGTTGCCGCAGTCCACGGCAGACCTGCCGCACCCTCGGGGGGAGAAACAGTGATCGTATAGGTATCAGCCACCCCGTAGGCATGCAGGGTTGCGGTGTTAGCTGCAATGGCCACAGGGCCAGTGTCATCCCCGAAATCCACCGATGCCTCGCCCTCGATGGCACTGGTAATGGTCAAGGTGACCACGAGGTCAGCGGGGGTTGCGGTAAAGACGATGGGCTGAGGCTCTGCCGTCACCACGCTGACCGGAGCAGATACCTGCCCAGCCGAGGTCACCACCCATTGCTCATTAGCCGCAGCAGGCGTAGTGCCAGCGAAGATGAACGTGCCATCAGAGCGGGCCTTAACAGTATCCTGCGGCATGTCATCGGGCCAAGGATTCTCCAAAGAGCGCAGTTCCACCGGGGCACCGGGCCGCGCGCTGTTGCCGAAGATCGGGTAGTAGGCCGAATAGACCGTGCTACCGTCAACCGGACCCGTGATGACCGGAACCGCACGGCCTTCCACCCATTGGGTGCCATCCCAATAGACCTCGGTGCCATCCCCCAGCACGGCATATTGCGCAGCGGTCCACGCCTTGTCAGGGTTGGGGGTGATACCCGCAGCCTCGGTCATATCAGCGGGGGTGTTGCCGTTGAAATCCCCCGGATAGCCACCCGTGGCATTGTCGCTGGGCTGATCCGGCTTGGGGGCCGAGCCAAGGCCCGTGTTTTCCCAAAGCCATTCATCCGCCTCGCCCACCTCGCCATCCGGGAAGGTGTAACCTGCGTCAGCAGCCAGCGCATTGAGGACCGACTGGTCCATGATCCGCTTGCTAGGGCGGTGATAGACGAATTTTTTCTGACCGCTATCCTCTTTCGGGTTACCAACCTCGAAGAAGATGAACGAGGGGGCGAAATCGTCATACTGGTAGCCCAGCATGTCAGTTTTCATTGCCATGATCAGGCTCCTTTTTGACGTGCAGCGGTCATGGGTTGACCGCCCGCTTGGGATTAAGGAATAGCACAGCCCATGCCGAACGGTCATGAAGCTCATTGGTCGTCACCCGCAGGCATAGGAACACACCCGAGGCATCGATGACTAGATCACCGGCATCATAGGTTTCACCGACGCGCCATTGGTCACGAAAGTTGCAGATAGGCTGCCTGACATCCGATTTGCGCACTCCCCACATCTGGGTCCGCAAGCCGTCCACGAGGCTCTTGGCCACACCATGGACCCAAGCCTTGATCGTGTTCTTGAAGCCTCGAACCGGAAGCTTCTCGCCATCGCTCAAGTTGAACGTCAGGCCCTCGTCATTGGCGGCAGCGTCGAGCAGGCGCGGGGCGTCCTTGCCCGGCTCGCCCTCTTTGCCTTTGCGCCCGCGCGGGCCTTCCCGGCCCATGACCGACATCCGCTTGACGGTGCCGCCGACAAGCGAGCAGACGTTGACAATCATATGCTCGGCATCTTGCTCAAACCAATGATCTCCCGGAACCTTGGCGTCAGCCTCGCTGGGCACCAAGCGTGGGGCGTCAGGTGAATTGAACACATGCGGGGTGCCGTCTGACAGCGTGAACTTATGGACGAATTGGCGGTTGTCGCCATCAAACCCCATCGTCACCTCTTTCAGGCCGCCCAAGACAAAGCGCCAGCCGAGGGGATCATCCTTGGGGCTACCCATGGTCTTGCGCACGGCTTGCCAGACGCCCCCGTCATGGTGACCGACCATACCGCGCTGGTAGGATTGAGTGTCGAGGATCGGCAGCATCTCATAGATCGGGCGGTCCAGCCCATCCACGCCTTTTTCGCCTTGGGGGCCTGCCTCGCCTTGAGGGCCTTGGGGGCCTAGATCACCCTGCTCGCCCTTCTCGCCTTGCGGGCCTGCCTCACCCTGCGGACCTGCCTCACCTTGAGGCCCTTGAGGGCCTGCCTCGCCCTGCGGGCCGATCTCGCCTTGCGGCCCAGCCTCGCCCTGAACGCCCTGCGGGCCGACCTCGCCTTGGGGGCCGACCTCGCCCTGCGGGCCGATCTCGCCTTGCGGCCCAGCCTCGCCCTGAACGCCCTGCGGGCCGACCTCGCCTTGGGGGCCAACCTCGCCCTGCGGGCCGATCTCGCCTTGCGGCCCAGCCTCGCCCTGAACGCCCTGCGGGCCGACCTCGCCTTGGGGGCCAACCTCGCCCTGCGGGCCGATCTCGCCTTGCGGCCCAGCCTCGCCCTGCGGCCCAGCCTCGCCCTGAACGCCCTGCGGGCCGATCTCGCCTTGGGGACCGACCTCACCCTGCGGGCCGACCTCACCCTGCGGGCCGATCTCGCCTTGAACGCCCTGCGGGCCGATCTCACCTTGGGGGCCAGCCTCGCCCATCAGACCGGGGTCACCAGCAGGCCCTTGCTCACCGGGCTCGCCCGGATCGCCTTTAACGCGAGGGTCACCTTTGATCACCGCGACCGTCGCGTCCAGAACCTTGCCCTCTACGATTGCCTGCAACCGGGCCGCGATGTCAGCGGGGTCGGCATCACGGCCCGGTTCACCCGGAGGGCCGGGTTCTTTCTGGATTGCGTCGAACGCGTCCCGAATGGCTTTGTTCGTGATCTCGCGTTCCTGCCTGATCAACGTGGCAAACGCCTTGATCAACTCTTGCTCGGTCATGGGCTATCCTTCTGCGACCGTTAGGCGCGCTCTATTTCTTCTCGGGTGGCAATTTCTTCTTGGACGGCCAGCAAAAACTCATCAAAGGACTTGGCCCCCTGTGGCAAGAAAGCCGCTGCCTCGCGGGCAGGCGGTTCCTCATCCTCGGGTTCGTCCTCTGGGGTAGGATCGGCGGCAGGGGCCGTGGTAGCGCTGGGGACAGGCTCAGCATTCACCTGTGACAGGGGCACCACCT